CACATTCATTTCAATTTCGGTCTTTTAAAATACATTCTTTACAACAGTTTCTATGTGGCAGAATCGTTTTATGCCAAAGGCGACTTTAATCAACCTCAGCGTGATTTAGTGGGTTCACGAGTTATCAAAGGGGTCTTTAGGGGCCTGTTTCCACCGAAGCCCTTTGACCAGGCGGAAGTCAAGGCAAACTTACACGTGACGGGGGTACTGTGTGATCTCAAAATAGAATCGGAAAGGATGTTCGTAGATGCATGCGCTGTTTTGGCAGACTCTGGGGGGGCGTACGAGGATCAAGCAGTGAGCATAGTTCTGTACGGCTGCACCCTGGCACACTGGGGGTGGCGTGAGCCTTTCAGGTTAGCACGTTTTCTAGTCATGAACCCGAAAGAGGCCAAGGCACTAAGTTGTCTACTCAAAGGGCTAGGCTGGAATGGCGTCCAGGAGGGTGCAGTCTTATGTGAGGCGAATGTTCTGGCTGGCCGGGGAGTAGGCACAGTCGATCTGGAACACGAGGCCTCTTACAGGTGTAGGGCAGACGAGGTACGCGCGGGCACGTACAACCCGGACGAAGCCACACTGCGCCTGGCAATTCGCGCTGTGCTCACGGAAGAGATAGACCGGAACCACCTTGTGTATGAAGATGAGGAAACGTGGTGGTCTAGGCGTTGGCTCTGGTGTGCTAATGGCTCCCACAACAGGACTGCGGAGGCTCATGCAACAGGGGTGGACTCCATCATACCCGACATCGTGCAGAGGCCGACGCGGCAGAACTTCGTGGCTGCCAAAGACAAATGCAGCGTAGGACAGTGGAATGGCCGCGTGGTAGCAACAGCTAGCACGAAGTATGAGCATGGGAAGACACGTGCCCTGTTCTCATGTGATACAGCTAGCTACATTGCTTTCGAACGCGTGCTACGGCCAGTGGAAAAAGCGTGGCGAGGGGTCAGTGCCGTACTATCACCGGGTGAAGTAGGAAACTATGGCATGTGTGAGAGGGTACGCGACATGCGTTCTAGCGGCGGTGTCAGCGTTATGTTGGACTACGACGACTTCAACAGCCAGCACAGCACACGGAGTATGCAGATGTTATTCGACGAGCTGTTTCTGTACATCCAGGAGGACTGTGGGCTGAAGGAGAGGATAATTTCCAGTTTTGAGAATACGTGGCTGTATTATAAAGGGAGATGCTACGGTCAGAGCTCCGGCACCCTGATGTCTGGGCACAGGGCCACTTCTTTCGTGAATACAGTGCTGAACAGGGCCTATCTCCTGGTGGCGTATCCTGAGCTGAACAAACTCCGGTCTATCCATGTAGGCGATGATGTCTTCATCGCTGCTCCTGACAGTGGTGTTGCTGCAGCCGTACTCGACGCTGTAGGGGCGAGTGGCGTCCGGATGAATCCGACGAAGCAGAGCATCGGCAGGGGTGTGAGCGAATTCTTACGCATGGCCATTGGCGCAGATGGGACGTATGGGTACGTAGCACGGAGCATAGCAAGCATCATAAGCGGTAACTGGGTGAGCGAGAAGCGGCTATCGTTAGATGAGGCGATGAACAGCTTGGTCAACAGTAGCTGGAGTATGATCAACAGGGGCAGCGGTGAGAAGGCTGTCGGTTGCATCGTGAGTGCTGA